GCGAGTCGTCTTAAATGGCGAGGTGTTGTTTAAACGCGAACTGCCTTATTTAGAGATAGAAAAGCAGTCCGTTTGGCTTACACAGGAAAATGATTGGTACGGACAAAATAATGTACACACAAATACTTCGTTTAACGTGGAATAATTCCACATACAAAAAAAAAAAAAAAACTATGGCTGATGTAACAAAAAGCTACGTCATCTGTTCTCCTGGTTCGGGCTCAGGTGATACCGAGCTGACGCTCAAAGCTAAAACTGCCAATCTTGGCAACCGCTTAAACCAAACGGATAATTTTACAATTACCGCTCCTGGAGTAAACCCCAACAAGTCATTCTCGGCCATCTTGCAGGCTGCTGCTGAATTTGTGTCGTTTGACGACGGATCTGAGGCATCAGTCCCCAAGGATGGCGGTTCGGTTGTATTGGACGGTATGTCCAACGCCGACACCATTACATTCTCGAAAGGTGCGGGAGGTATTATTGCCGCCGATATCGCATCGATCAGCTACCAGGCTAATGGTGCCAGCGCTACTTCCGGTGTAGCGATCCCGAGCGATCCGGGCGCAACGAAGAAATTCGCGTTCGTTTTGACGCTTACGGCATCTAAAAACACAACTATCTCGGAGCGTACTCAGCAAATCACTGCCACTACGAAAGGCACTAAAACTGCCACGATCACGCTCAAGCAGGCATCGGGCGATCCTTATCTTACCATCAACAAGGAAAGCGTCAATGTTCCTCAGGATGGTTCGGGCGTAACACTCAATGTAACGACCAACACTACGTTCACTGTATCGTAACGTTACAAAACTGTATCATCCCGGAGGTTAGTTATTTACTGCCTCCGGGAATAATTAAAACTGCGTATGGCTATTCAGAAAACAACAATTGCTTGGGGCGATGGATCCGGCGACAATTTTTATGTGTCGTTTGATCCAGCTAAGTTACCAGGAACAACCTCTGTCGAGGTGACATCAGATCCAAATTATACAGGGTCTCAGCGTCAGAAGACTGTAACTTTCACCACCAATGCACCAAACGTTTCTGCTGACGCACAAGTTTCGCGGCAGTTGAAGGTCATACAGCTAAGCGATAATCTTGTTATTGCTACGTGGGATACAGCTCAGACGGTAGGTCTTTATGAAAATACCAAGGCCGGATTCCCCAAAAGTTAGAAAAACCTTTCATTAACACATTAACAACAAAGTATTATGGCAAACACCGAGAAAATTCAGGCCCTTATCGCCAAAATTCGCGAGAGCCTGCAGATCACTCCCTACGCTACGATGGAGACGGTCAACGATTTGCTTGAGATCGTTGATCTGAAACTGGCCGACGCTTCGACGGGCGGCGGAAGTCAAGTCAACTGGGACGACGTTCAAGGCAAGCCCAGCATGGATGACTACGCCAAAAAGACCGATCTGGCGGCTTACGCTCAAAAAACGGAACTGCTGAAGACCATCACCCTCTCGGGGACGGCCAATGGCAGCGGAACGGTTGAGGGCACTGCCTGCACCATCACTACCACGGCAGGAGCGTAAACTACGATAGAATATGTGGATTATCTTCAACAAGCTAATTCCTGTTAAGGGGTTCTGGATGATGACCTTGTGGTTCATTATCTTCGTTCGTGAAGATACGGCGCATGGGCGCAATATCCCGGAAGCTATTTACCGTCATGAACGTCGTCACTGGCACCAGGTTCTTCAAATCATGATCACCTCTTTTGCGTTGTTTCTTACAACGTGGCTTATATACGATTACAACCCTTGGTGGTGGTTGCTTTGGGTAGTGTCGTATTATGCCGTGTATGTGGTATGCTGGTTGATTGAAATCCTGCTTCCGCCGTACAACATGGCGTATAAGAACATCTGTTTCGAAACTGAATGCCAGTACACCCAGGATGACCCTGATTATTCGCGTCACTTCTGGAATCATTGGTTTGGGTGGGTTAAGTACATTTCGAATAAGAAATACCCTCCTAAGCGGTAACGATAGCAGGTCAGCAAAGAAAGGCCCCGGTTCATGCCGGGGCCTTTCGCGTTGTAGGGCCGAAATTCTCATTGGCAGCGAGTTTTTATTTACGTGCCTATACACGTACCCCATCGAAGTGTTTTGCGTCGCCTAATGTCCTACAACGTTTATGTGGTTACCAAAGCGTGCAACGGTATTCGGGATAAACAGG